AACTGTTACGGTCAGGTATCCCGTCGTGACCAGGAGAGCGCGCTGGCGTGCTGGGGAATCGACAGATAAGCAGAATATTTTGCTGAAAAATGAGGTTTGCTTACATGGATTGATAACACGAAATCCTGCAAATTGGCAAAATGTAAGTGAATAAAGTCAAAACAGTTGTTTAACACTCAGGCACCGTAATGATGCCTTTGTCATTTCTGCGCATCTCACGCGCATCTCACAACACAGAACCTTTCAGGATGACCCTTGAGGATACCGGTTTGGCTGTCGGTGCCTTTCTGTGGGCTGGATTCCTGTGAGACAAGGTTCATCACTAAAAGGAAATAACCGATGAATATGATGGCCGTGCCGTTTCACGGCAACTCTCTTTATGTAGTTAACCATAATGGCGAACCATACGTTCCCATGAAACCTGTCGTTGCGGGGATGGGGCTGGCCTGGCAATCACAGTTGGCTAAGTTAAGACAGCGTTTTGCGTCAACTATAACGGAAATCGTTATGGTTGCTGAGGATGGGAAACAACGCAATATGGTGTCCATGCCACTTCGAAAACTTGCCGGCTGGCTACAAACCATTAATCCCAACAAAGTAAAACCCGAAATCCGCGATAAGGTCATCCGGTATCAGGAAGAGTGCGACGATGTTCTTTACGAGTACTGGACGAAGGGTTTTGTCGTTAATCCCCGTAAAATGAGCGTGATGGAAGAACTCAACCAGGCTTGTGCTGACATGAAACGGGATAAAAACATTGCCAGTGTGTTTGCTACCGGGCTGAATGAGTGGAAACAGGTTAAAGCCGCGCATGTATCAAAAATCCGTACGCTGGTAAATGAAGCGAATATGCTGATTGATTTTGTCCTGGCTGATACAGGCAAAGGGAAAATAACAAAGGCGGATTGATGGGGTGGCTAATGATATCAGATAAACTCATAACGCTGGTGAAGAGCCTCTGTGTACTTGTCGGCATTTCATTTTTAGTCATGCTGGTTGCCATTTTCTTTTCCACCGCCTGGCGAGTCCTGACGTTATCGGGACTGGTGGGGTGAAAGAGAGATGAACCGTGTTCTGTGTGTGGTGATTATTGTCCTGGCGGTTGGCTGTGGTGCGCTGTGGCTGGCAACAAACCATTACCGTGACAACGCGCTCACCTACAAAGCGCAGCGTGATAAAAAAGCCAGAGAGCTGGAACAGGCGAATGCCACCATTACTGACATGCAGGTGCGCCAGCGTGATGTTGCTGCGCTCGATGCAAAATACTCGAGGGAGTTAGCCGATGCGAGAGCTGAAAATGAAACTCTGCGTGCTGATGTTGCCGCTGGTCGTAAGCGCCTGCGGATCAACGCCACCTGCTCCGGTACCGTGCGTGAAGCCACCGGCACCTCCGGCGTGGATAATGCAACCGGCCCCCGACTGGCAGACACCGCTGAACGGGATTATTTCATCCTCAGAGAACGGTTGATGACAATGCAGAAGCAGCTGGAAGGGGCACAGGACTATATCCGCACTCAGTGCCTGAACTAAGTTTTGCTGATGCGCCGTATCGTCACCGTATTCCTGCATTAACAGAGACCGCAGCCCGACAGGGAGACTCCTCTGCGAGAGTGTGCGGGGATAATCAAAAACGATACACACCGGGGTTTACCGCGTTAACGGAGCGCGGTGTTGTCCCCTCATAGTCGCCAGTCCGGTGCGATGGTGGAAGAAACTGGATTTTGTTGCAAATGATAACCATTATCATTTTTGCGGGTCCTCCTGGTGGGGTGGGCCTGAACACGGGGCGGGCGGGCGCGGAAAAAGGCGCATTTTTGTGATTTTATCGTCATCATCATCATGATGGTAACTTGTTGTTTTTAATGCTGTTAGTATTAAAAAGATGATGATTGTGGTTGTTTTTTGTTCGACATCTTTATATGGCGGCATTTCTTTACAAAAAAACAGAGTCACTTCTGTTCTGCGGTTTATGTGGAGGGATGTAAATGGACGGCGAGCTGAAAAATATGAAGTTAAATATTAATCAACTGGCAGCCCTTTCAGGTCTGCACCGGCAGACTGTTGCCGCCAGAATGGCGGATGTTCCTCTTGCACCAGGCAGTAATGAAAAGAAAAAACTGTATCTCCTGACGGATTTGATAACTTCGTTGCTGGAAAAACCACCATCTTCCGAAGATGAGGATATGGATCCTCACGCTCGTAAGGCATGGTATCAGTCCGAGCGCGAGCGTCTTAAATTTCAGCATGAAACTGTTCAGCTTGTGCCAGTCAGTGATGTCAGGCGGTCCTTTTCTGTCGTGGTGAAAGCGATAGTTCAGGTACTGGAAACCTGGCCTGACCGGCTGGAGAGGGACAGGGGGTGGACTGCATCACAACTGAATGAAGTACAGATTGTGGTTGATGAGATCCGCGACACACTGGAAAAGGCAGTCATTGACTGTTGTGATGAGGCCGATATGTGAATCAGGTGAACGAGAGCCATAGCCGCGCATCCGATATCTGGCGCGAAGTGGCTTCGCTGTTTCGCCCACCCAGCCGGTTACCAGTAGCGGAAGCCATCAGGCGTTATATGCGGGTTCCACGGGGAGCCAATACTTCCGGTCCGTGGGAGTCATCGCTGACACCCTATATGATTGACCCCATTAATACATTATCAGCCCGTGAATATGACGCGGTGGTGTTTGTGGGACCTGCGCGAACCGGGAAAACCGAAGGGCTGATTGATGGCTGGATTGTGTACGGCATCATCTGTGATCCGGCGGATATGCTGGTGGTGCAGATGACTGAGACGAAGGCGCGTGAGCATTCCAGAACGCGTCTTTCCAGGACGTTTCGCCACAGTCCGGAGGTCAGCAAGCGCCTCAGTCCTTCCCGTAATGACAACAACGTCCACGATAAAATGTTTCTTGACGGCTCCTTCCTGAAGATTGGCTGGCCGTCGATCACCGTCTTTTCCTCTTCGGATTACCGTCGTGTGGCGCTGACGGATTATGACCGTTTCCCTGAAAATGTGGACGGGGAAGGGGATGCCTTCACGCTGGCCTCAAAGCGTACCACCACCTTTATGTCCTCGGGGATGACCCTGGTCGAGAGTTCACCGGGGCGGGATATCACCGATACCAAATGGCGTTGTGGTGGCGCACATGAGGCACCGCCAACAACGGGGATCCTGTCACTGTATAACCGGGGAGACCGCCGCCGGTGGTACTGGCCGTGTCCGCACTGCGGGGATATTTTCAGCCGGTGATGGATACATGACCGGATACCGGAATAACCCGGATTTGTGGCTGCCGGTCAGGCTGCCCGTCTGATGTGTCCGCATTGTCGCGGGCTGATTGCCCCTGAGCAGAAACGCGAACTGAATAACCAGGGGATCTGGCTTCGTGAAGGTGAACGGGCGGCGGCGGACGGCAGTATCACCGGAACGCCACGAAACTCCCGGATTGCGTCATTTTGGATGTAGGGTACATTTCTTACCTGTTTGTATGTTCTGGTGTCGTTTCATAGTCTTTTCAATGAGTTGTGATTTTATGAGTTTCCTCTCTTTGCTTGATAATGAGTTAGTTTATCGCTTGTTATTGGCTTGAATGGACTACATGACGGACTAAAAAATGAGGGCGACAGATGTCGGTAAAGCCATTAACCGTGACTGAAGTTAAGGGGATGAAACCACGTGAAAAGGACTATGCCGTTTATGATGGGTTCGGTTTATTGCTGAATGTGAGTAAAGCTGGTGGGAAAGTGTGGCGTTTCCGTTATAGCCATCCGATAACGAAGAAACGGCAGACATACACGATAGGGCGTTTTCCTGAATTCTCACTCGCGGAAGCACGGGAAGTACGTGATGAACTTCGGCGAATGATTGCACGTGGAGTTGATCCAGTGACAGAGAAGAAAAATCGTAAAATTGAGATGTCACTAAAAAATCTACAAACATTTGAAGCTGTTGCTAATGCATGGATCGCTTTTAAAAAGGGAGCGGAATTGCGGAAACCTACGCTGTATAATATCGAATATGAAGTATACAAATATCTTGTTCCTTTCTTTGGTAAGTACAGCATAGAGAAAATTACAGCGCCAGTAGCTATTAATGCTCTGGATGCCGTATCCGATAAGAATGCGTTGCAAAAAAAATTAATATCAAGATTAAATGAAATTATGAATTACGCTGTAAATTGTGGAGCATTGAAAACGAATCCATTACTTAAGATAAAAACTGCATTCACAGGAAAGAAAAATAAATCATTAGCTGCACTACCTGTTGAAAGATTGCCTGAATTTCTGAGTTGGTGGGATAGTGTGCCTCATAAGTATCAAATAGCTCACAATGCACTTTTATTCCAGATATTGACAATGGTCAGGCCAGGTGAGGCGATTAAAGCAGAGTGGTCCGAGATTGATTTTGATTCTGGCTTGTGGATTATCCCCGCGCATAAAATGAAATGCCATCGTGAACATGTTGTGCCTCTCTCATCACAGGCTATTAGAATCCTAAGAACAATGCAGGAAATAAAAAGAGGGCGTTATATATTTTTTTCCTCCAGAACAAAAGATGCTCCTATGGGAAAGAATACTATCAATACCCCAATTGCTGCCAGCAAGTTCAAAGGGATTGTAACGTTACACGGTTTTCGTTCGATGTGGAGTACGCTTTTAAATGAGGAGGGTTTTAACCCTGATGTTATTGAGGCTGCATTAGCACATAAAAGTGGTGATAAAATAAGAGATATTTATAATAGAACTACTTATTTAGAACAACGCAAAATTATGATGCAATGGGTAGGAGATTTTTTTGATGAGGCGAGAAAAGGGGTAATTAATAGATCCGGTGGTAAGAAAGGTTTGAGAATAGTAAATGGTTGAGGAGTTCAGCAAATGAATACCAATGAAGATATTTTATTTACTAAAGACGTAATGAAAATTTTGCGCTATGGGGCAATGAGCGCATTCATCAATTTCTGGAAAGATGAAAATAATGGTTTTCCTCAACCGTTCAGAATTGGGCGGCGGCATACCTGGCACCGTAGAGATGTAGAGGCATGGTTAGATAAACAACGAGAACAGGCCAATCCCCACTAATAATATCTTTCATACCCCGCACGCAATGCGGGGTTTTTTGTATGTGAGGTAAAAAACGATGAATAAAAATATTGCCGTGACGGGCAAGGGGTACGCTCGTTCAGTAAAAAAATTCTGCGATATTCGTGATCTTGTCGTTCTGCGCTTTGATGGCGTGGATGTTCGTGTGGTGTATCTGAACGGCGATCCGTGGTTTGTTGCAAAGGATGTTTGTGCAGTTCTGGAAATAAGCAACTCACGCGATGCTCTAAAAGCCCTGGATGTGGATGAAAAGAATACCGTCGCTTTAAGCTACGGTATTCGCGGAAACCCAAATCATAGCGTCGTTTCTGAATCCGGTTTTTACAAGCTGATCGCCAGAAGTCGCAAAGCTGTTACTCCTGGCACGTTCGCCCATCGTTTCAGTAACTGGGTATTCAGGAATGTGATACCAGGTATCAGAAAAACGGGGGCTTATGGTATCCCGTGGGGTGCATTACAGGATTTTTCCCGTCGCAAAGAGCAATACCAGATAAGTGCCAGCGAGAAGGGGAGGGAGCTACAGGCATGTAAGCGCAAAAAGCGTGAGCTGGAGGAAGAAGAAAAAAGGCTGATACGTGAATACCAGCCTGAGTTTTACTTTGGTGAGCGTATTCAGTAACCACACGCGGTGTTGATTATACGGTACATCGTGTTGACCGGGAAGCTACCCACCAGCAAGGCAAAATCTTCTGCTAAAAAATGACATATGGCCAGTCGTCCGGAAAGCATGAAATTTTACAAAAATGGAAAATGAAGATTTTTATTGTGCTGGTGGGTAAAAACAAAAAGCGCCCCGTTGCCGGAGCGCCTTTGTGAACAATTAACCTGCTGCGAAAAAATTGGATCAGTGCAGGGGAATTATATCAACCGTGGTCGAAATGACCATAGTTGCAGGATAACAGGCAAAACAAAGGCCACCCGCTACGGTGGCCCCTCGACACAAGCTACACGTTATCCCCAACGCATGAGCATAACCAACAATGCCACATTTACGGCTGGTGGGCAATGTGATCAGTGTGCTGGCTTGCTGGTGGGCTATTCCTGCTCTTTAGCATCGCCATGCTGCGATGTTTTCCAGGTATGCGATCCCATTTTTGTGCGCTTGTACTCTTTAAGGAACCTCTCAAGGACAAACGCACATGGCGCGAATCTTTCCTGTTCATGTTCGCTTACCGCGTTTTTGCGTTGTTTTTTCCTAGATGAAGATAATTTCTTTAATGATTTGTCAGTCATTGTAGATACCTGTAACCCTGTGCGCCACAGTTCACCGCACCACGGCGCTGGTGACGGTTACTCCTGCTCTTTGGCCTTGCGACGCTGTTCATATTTTAATTTGCGTCCACAGGCATCTAAGACCCATGCGGAAAAATTAGCACTAGGATTAGTTAATTTTTCTTGTTCAACACTGGCATCAATCCCATCTATAAGCTCGTGCGGGAATCGAATATTTTTCTTTGCTGATTTGTTGTTTGTGTTTCCGCTAGACATTGGTACACCTCACTTAAATGGATTTGATGGGCGCACACAATACAGCAAAAAAAGTGAGAAGTTAAGTATTGACATGTGCGCACACATGATTTTAATCTGTGCGCACAGTTTGGGTTGCATTGCTCAAATTAAGCAACGCCCCGCAGTGCTCGCAACACATGCAGGGCGTCTAACCACCAACGATAGCGAAAGTATCGAGGTAGCTATGAGAAATCATATCACACACCCGCAAGGGCGGGACTCGCACAACCTGAATAAATACATCTGGCGTTTTATCGCCCTGAGTACGGCACAACCGCGCGTGATTACCATTGAGGCCACCAGCGAACAGGAAGCACGCCAGCAATCCCCGGCTGGCTGCGTGATGGTATTCGCCGCCCGTATTCGTCAGGGGGTGTTCCATGCCTGACATGACCAATTACCAGTACCTGATTAATCCGCATTTTAACTGTGAGCATGATATTGCTAAAAAGGTTTATTCCGCTGCGGATGGGGCTACTGACAATATATCAATGGCTGTTGCCTCAATTGGTAACCTGATGTGGCATGCGTCAGAAAATGAGGAATATGACGAAAAGGCTATGCGCATTGACATGGGTAATATTGGCTTGTTACTGGCAATGCTTGGGCAGTTTGATATTTCGTTACGGTGCACCATTGAAAATGCCACAGATGCATTAAATGCCATAGAGAAAGCGAATACTGATTCAAATCTGAGATAAATAATCATGAGAACGTATTTATCTGGCTTGACTGCCAGCGGTTATGCACACCCCAAAATTATCCCCGGCGCTATTTATCTGGATAAGAACGGTAACAGAGTAACGGTAAAAGAACTGATGTTTGACCGTGTGTATTTTATTCGTGATGGCTATTCATTTCATAGTTCGCTGAACGTGGAGATCTTTATTAGCAGATTCAGGCGGGAAATCCCGACTTCCAGAAATAACCATGTGTCACGTGTGGATGTGGATAAAAAACTACAGGAACTGAAAAACATGATTGCCGCGTGGAGAGAGCAGAAATGAAAAAAGCGCCAAATTTAAAACACCAGCCGCGTGACAAAATGACGGAAGTCATCATTTTTGCGGGTAGTGATGCGTGGGCACATGCGAAGCAGTGGCAGGAACAGGACGGGCGACTGGCTGGCGATAACGTGCCACCTGTCTGGCTTGGAGAGCAACAACTTGCCGAACTGGACAACCTGCAAATCGTACCGGACGGACGCTATCGCGTGCGTCTCTACCAGGCGGGGTTATTGCGTCCGGGGCTTGTTAATACCATCGGGCAGAAACTGGCAGCGGCAGGTGTCAGGGATGCTGATTATTACCCTGAAGGAATGCACAGCCAGAAACGGGAGAACTGGCGCGAATATCTGGAACGTGAACGGGCAGAGCAGGCGGAAAAGAAAAAGGTAGTTGAACTGCCTGTAAAGAAAAAAGAGCGGGTAAAAGACGATAACGCTTCATCACTGGCGCTTAACCAGATGGGAGCAAGTCAACGCGGCGAAGTTCTCCTGGCACATTATGGCGGTGAACTGGCGATTCATGCTGACTCTGACACTGTTCACCATTACAACGGCGTTGTATGGGAGCCAGTACAGGATAAAGAATTACAGCGAGCTATGGCACAGATTTTCATTGATGCGGAGATCAGCTATTCGCAGAACGCCATTAAATCGGCGGTCGATACCATGAAGTTAAGTTTGCCTGTAATGGGGAATACAGCCCGTAACCTGATTGGATTCAGTAACGGTGTTTTTGATACCCGGACAGGCGATTTTCGGGAGCATAACAAAAACGACTGGTTGTTAATTGCCAGTGAATTACCTTTCAGCCCACCAGCAGAGGGGGAAACGCTGGCAACACATGCGCCGAATTTCTGGAAGTGGTTACGCCGTTCGGTGGCTGAGAATGACCGCAAGGCGGATCGCGTACTGGCTGCATTATTCATGGTGCTGGCGAACCGATACGACTGGCAGTTATTCATTGAGGTAACAGGTCCAGGGGGAAGTGGTAAAAGCGTGATGGCGGAGATTTGCACCATGCTGGCGGGTAAGGCCAACACGGTATCGGCAAGCATGAAGGCGCTGGAAGATGCCAGGGAACGCGCGTTAGTGGTTGGCTTTTCGCTGATTATCATGCCGGATATGACCCGTTACGCTGGTGATGGCGCAGGAATTAAGGCCATTACAGGCGGTGACAAGGTGGCAATCGACCCGAAGCATAAAGCCCCCTACTCAACACGCATTCAGGCGGTAGTGTTGGCGGTGAACAATAACGCCATGTCATTCAGTGACCGCAGCGGGGGGATTTCACGTCGTCGGGTGATATTCAATTTTTCGGAGGTTGTACCGGAAAACGAACGCGACCCCATGCTGGCAGAAAAAATAGAAGGAGAGCTGGCGGTTGTGATTCGCCACCTGCTTACTCGTTTTTCTGACCAGGGCGAAGCTAAACGCCTGCTGTATGAGCAGCAGAAATCAGAAGAAGCTCTGGTGATAAAACGCGAGGGCGATTCGCTGGTGGACTTCTGCGGCTATCTCATGTCGTCGGTAATGTGTGATGGTCTGTTAGTGGGTAATGCCGAAATTATTCCGTTCAGTCCGCGCAGGTATCTTTATCACGCCTATCTGGCATATATGAGGGCACACGGATTCGGTAAACCTGTAACACTGACGCGCTTCGGTAAAGATATGCCGGGGGCAATGGCGGAATATGGCAGGGAGTATATGGAACGGAAAACGAAGCACGGTTTGCGTTCAAATGTGACCCTGACAGAGGATTCAGAAGACTGGATGCCATCATGTGCATCGGTCACAAATGACGATGGAAAAATTAAACTTATGGAATAACTGTTCACCACTGTTCACCCTGCAATAAATGTCTTTTATATCAGTATATTATAGGGTGAACAGTTATTTATGAACTGTTCACCAAACTATTCACTGTTCACCTTTTTGATTCTTTATTGAGCTTTAAGGGTGAACAGTGGTGAACAGTTGGTGAATAGTTTTTGTGAAACTGTTCACCCCTTAACATCATGAATAAAAAGGGAAAATTGCAAAAGGTGAACAGGTGAAGGGTTGAAATGCAAAAATTTTATTTTATTGCTGTGAGGTAAAGCCTGTGACAACGAAGCACGCCAAAAAACCACAATCTCACGCCCTTGATTTGACAGAACACTGGCTGAGGGTGGCGATAAAAATCATCGACCGCAACGCCGGGGAAGGATACGCGAAAGCACATCCCGAACTGATAAGCGCATTCATGACCACGACGGCGGCAAACTTTGCCACGCTGACAGAACGGGAGATTGCCGAAGCGGAACAGGTAACAACCATCAACGTTAAAACCGGAGAGGGGGCAGTATAACGGCACAGATAGCCGCTTACGGGCGGCTGGTGGACGACCCGCAGGTAAAACAGACCAGCAAGGGAACACCAATGACGCTGGCTCGTATGGCGGTATCGCTGCCATGCAGCCAGGCACAGGACGGACAGGCGACGTTATGGCTGTCGGTCATCGCATTTGGCAAGCAGGCCGACTACCTGGCTAAACATCAAAAAGGCTATGTTGCCAGCGTATCCGGCACGATACAGGTTAGCCAGTGGACAAGCCAGAACGGTGAAACTCGGCAGGGCTGGCAGGTTATCGCAGACAGCGTAATCAGTGCCCGTGCTGCACGTCCTGGCGGGAGCAGACGTACAACCACAGGCACACAGGGTAATCAGCCACCAGCTGGAGGCGATCGACCCCTACGGTGACAATATTCCTTTCTGAACATCATGGCCGGAGAAAATCCGGCTTTTTTGTAGGTACTCCTGGCGGGGTGGGCCTGTCCACGGGGCGGAGGGGCGCGGAAAAAGGCGCATTTTTTGATTTTTATGGCACCATCACCACCACTATAAGTTATTGATATGTTGAGAAATAAAAATTTTTAGTGTCGAATCAGGTTGTTTTTTGTTCATCACCGGAACGTTCCCGAAAACATTTACAAAAAACAGGCGCAAAAAAAGCGCCCCCGATTGCTGTTACCGGAGGCGCTTTTACACGACAAAGGAGTTTTTATCGCCAGGATGACGAGTCTTAATACTGTTTCAATGGCAAAAATGCGTCAATAACTTTGCCTTTCTGAGAATAATCAGAAAAATCATAATCTGATTTTCAGGTAGAAAATTATTTATCTATTACTTTTANCGATCAATAATGATGCCCGTTAATCAAAACGGAGGCGGATTTATGCCAGAGAACAACACCAGAAAGCCGGATAAAAGTGCCACGGTTACACATAGACGCCGGAACTATGGAGAAGATCGAACGCTATCAGCAGTTCATC